CCTCTCGATCTCGACCTCGTAGATGGCCGTGTCCGCCATCGGCTTGAACTTGGCGTAGATCGGCTCGGTCACAACCTGGATCGATCCGTCGCCCATTCCCTTCTGGGTCTGTGCCCGAACCTGGATCCCGTACTCGCCGTACTGGCTGATCGCTCGCATGCTTCCTCCTTGGCCTTGGGACTTATCGGGGGGCCACGGCCCAAGGCCGTGGAACCATGACCCCCCGATGCTATGTCCTACGCGATGCCCGTGAGCAGGCCGTGCGTCTTCTCCTGCGCGACGGTCCAGCTTGACTCGGTCATGTACTCCGCCGAGACACGATCCATGCCGGGACCCTGACGGTTCGTCAGGAGCTTCGTGTCGCGGTCGCGGAGAGGCCGACGCTCGACGTTCGTGATGTCCACGACGAAGAGGTTGCCGTTGAACCCGTTGACGCCCGACGGGTAGTTGGCCCACTCCTTCTTGACCACGACCGGAACCAGGGTTCCGAAGACGCCCGAGAGGAACCCGTCCACCTTGACGCCGTGGACGCTCTCGTTGGACGGCTTCCAGAACGCGCCCTGGCCCGAGCGGTTGAAGCGCGAGATGTAGTAGGCACCGATGGTGCCCGTGTAGATGACCTTGTCGTTCGACCCCTTGGCGAGGACGGTGGCGAGGAACTGGTCGAGGAAGTCCGACGTGAGTTCTCCTGCCACGTTCTGCTTGTTGGTCTGAATGAACTCGTAGAGTCCACCCGCCGACCCGGTGACATCGTCACCGGAGGCCACGACGAAGTCGCGAGCGCCGAAGAAGCCGTTGGCCTCCAGCTTCCGCTTATGCTCGACCAGCTTCCGAGCCGCCTCCTTCGCAGGCTCGCGTCCGCCGTAAAGCTCGATGGCGGTCGCCGTGCCACTGAAGGTCCAGCTTGTGCGGTGGATCTGGGTGTAGTTGAAGCCCAGCACCCGCTGGCTGTACTTCATGGCCGGGATGTCCGCGCCCTGCTTCTGCGCGTCCCCGACCACCAGCAGCTTGTCGCCGATCAGTCCGGCGACAGACGCGGCAGGCATGTTGCCCCACGACGGCACGACCGTCAGTGAGCCTGCTGCGTTCGCGGTGACGAGGAGGGCCTCGCCTGTCCGCATGTTGCGAAGAACGTCCTGCGCCTGCACCGAGATTCCGTCCCCGGCACTGACCACGACGGTGACCGCACCCGCCGAGTAGTTCGCCGTCACGGTTACGACCGTGTTGACGTACTGCTCTTCGAGCCAGTTGACCTTCTCGCGTGTCGCCACGCGGTTGGCCGACCGCTGGGTCATGGTCGTGAACTGGGTCTGGTCTGGATCGAGAAGACGCATCTTCGGATCCATATCGACAACCTTCTCGTCCGCGAGGAACTCCTCGGTTTGGATGAAGGCACCGACGGCTACGTCAGCCATGAGAACTCCCTGGTATCGAGCGTGAACTAGGACTCGTCTCCGTCGGGAGTGCCGCCTCGGCGGTTCCTCACAGGATATGTGCCACTGCCGTGCCGCTCGTAGCGGTGGTCGGGGCTGGTCCGGATACTAGACCAGCCCCCCGGACGGCGCTACTCGCCTCTGCCGTAGGAGGGGCGGTTCCCGTCCCAGCCCTTCTCCTCGATCTCGGCGTCGAACTCCTCCCAGAACTTCGACTTCTTCGGCGGATCGACGCGGGGTCCGCCCTGCTGGATCCCCTGCGTCTGCTGGCGAAGCTGCTCCTCCTGCACCCGCTGCTGAACCACGTCCTCCTGCTTCGCCTTCTGGACGGTGGTGTTCCCCTGGGCGACGAGGTCGAAGACGGAGCGGGTGGCGATCCGGCGGATGTCGGGATCGGTGGACATCATCCCCTGCACCGAGGGGTGGGCTGCGCCAAGCTCCTCCGCCTTGGCGAGGATCAGCGGCCCGTGCGACTCGATGTTCAGCCCCAGTGAGGTGAACGTCTCGCCGAGCGCGGCGGTGTACGTCTCCTGCGGGTCGGGCGGCGGGGCGCTGACAGCCTGGACGATCTGCGAGTGGAAGGTCCGCGCCTGTCGCGCCTCCTGCTCGCCGAGCGATGACCAGCGGTCCATGATCGCCGCGTAGAGGTCGGGCCTCTGCGCCTGCAGCGCGTTGTAGGCCCACTCGCTCGGGTCGTTCGAGGAGATCGACTCGTTGACCCAGGCGTCCTCCTCCTGGGTCAGGTGGCCGGGAGTGTTGAGCGCGTCGATCCGCGCCTGGATCTCGGCTGCCTCCTGTTGCTGCTGGAGGGTGCGAGCCTCCTCCGCCTTCTTGCCGAGCAGGCGCTCCTTTTCGTAGTTCGCCCTCGCCAGCTTGGCGACCTGCTCGTTGTCGAGGTCGAGGTCGTCGCCGTACTGCTTCTTGGCCCAGCCGATGTACGGCTCTTCCTGTTCTTCCACCTCATCCTGAGGTGGCGTTTCGGGAAGACCCTCCTCGGGCGCGGGTTCGCCTTCCGGCGGTTCGCCTTCCGGCGTAGGCTCCTCCACGATCTCTTCCTCGGGCGTCTCGACAACGACCTCGGCGACGGGCTTCGACTCGGGTGTCTCGGGGAACGGCGGCTCGTTCTCGACGGGCGGCTTGGCCCCGAAGATCTCCTCGTTGAAGAAGTCCTCTACGTCCTTCTCTGCTTGGTCTGCGGCCTCAGACATTCTCGATCATCTCCTCTTCCTCTTCGATCTCCACTCCCTGCGAGCGGAGGTACTTGATCAGGTTGCGCTCGGCGCTGACAGGCATCGCGATCTGCCAGCGGAGGATGAAGAGGCAGCCGCGCCAGAAGTCGATGGCTCGCTGGTCCACCGGGCCAGGACCCTTCGCCTCCCGCAGCATCTGCTTCTCGATCCGACCGATCTCCCGCCCATGCTCGGCGATGTACTCGGGCCAGTTCGGGTTCTTCGTCAGGCCCGACAACGCTGCTTGCCGTCGAGTGAGTTCCTCTCGGGCTTCGCGGGACATCGGCATCTGTTCAGGCTACTGCGTTCTCCCTACCTGTGCCATCTGGGCGTTCGCGAACTGACCCGGAGACTGGTCGAGTCCGCCGCCGGGAGGAGCGGTCATCCCGCTCGGGTTCCCTGGGACGGGGGGGCCTGACGGTCCACCAGGGGAGGGTGGGGACGCCATGCCGCCGGGGGGACTCTGGGGAGTAGCGGCGGCTGCCCCCTTCGTCCCAGGCGTGTTGGCGAAGTACTTCTCCGTGTCCTGCACCCCGTAGGACTTGAGGAAGTCCTCCATGAACGCCTTCAGGTTGAGGGGGAGGATCTGGGAGACGTTCGCCGCTGTCTGAAGTTTGGCCTGCTCCTCCTGGCGCTTCTCCTGTCGCAGCATCGAGTCGTCCATGACCGAGATCTTGCAGTCGAAGTCGCCCTGCAGGTCGAGCGGTGAGACGAGGATCAGGCGTCGGTTGCCCTCCTTGCCCATCACCGAGACGGCGCGGTCGCCGCGCATCATCTGGCCCATGACCTGGAGGAACTGCTCCCCGATCTGCTCATAGGCCCAGGTGTAGTGCTGCTTCCGGGCCGAGATGATCTTCTGCGCGATGGAGGTGATGATCGACATACCCGTCGCCGTCGTCTGGTCGATGGTCCCCGACGATACTCCTCCTGCCATCGGTAGCCCACCCATGATGTTCTGCAGGTCGCCCTTGATCAACTGCTCCCGCTGGATCGAGGTGTTGCCGATGTTCGGGTCGATGGGGAGGGTGCTGACCTGCTGCGGATCCTCCACGATCCACTGAGCGCCGGGGTGGAACTCGAAGCTGTCGGGGTCGTCCACGTCGGAGCGGATCAGGGTGATCAGGTTCCCGGCCAGGCGCGTGTTGTCGATGGCCTGGTTCTGCACCGTCCACAGCATCTGCTGGATCTGGCCCAGGGCCTCGACCACCGAGATCCCGTCCATCTGGAAGGCGTCCGGCATCGCCGAGCAGACGACGAACGGCTTCCGTCCATGACGGTAGGGGTTCGGGATGTCCTGCAGGACGACGCGGCGGTTGCCGACGGTGATCACGCGCTCGTCGGTCCAGTACTCCAGCACCTCGATCAGGCCCTTGGTCCGATCCTGGTTTCGGAGGATCTGCTCCCGCTCGCCGTAGCCTGTCTGCCCGGCGATGTTCTGCGTCTCCTTCAACTCATCGACGTGCTTGTACAGACCCGCCTGCTCCATCTTCTTGAGAGCGTCGAAGGTCTGCCAGGAGCGGTCGATCACCCAGGCGGCGTCATCGACGTTCGTTGCCGACTCGGGCCGGAAGAAGTCCCTCACGTCCCTGACCGTCATCGAGGGGCCGTCGAAGATGGTGACCGTCTGCTCCTCCTCCTGGGTCGAGGGGAAGGAGTGGGTGACGTTCCCGAACTGGTCGAGGATCTGCGCCTCCACCGGAGTCAGCACCATCCTCTTCGTCTTCTTCGTGCGCCAGCCGATCTTGGCGACCGTCTTCCCGGCGACGAGGTCCTGCTGCATGAAGGGCCGCTGCTTCATCTGGAAGTCGTCGTTGTCCATCGCCCACTGCAGCGCCTGGCTCGCGATCTCGCCGCCACCGAGCCGCGCCATGATCACTTCCAGTGGCTCGAAGGGCTGGGGGCGAGGGGTGACCGTCCACATCGGGTTCGGGTCGAGCATCGTCGCGATCATCCCCTCGACCGTCTGCAGGATGTACGGCGTCGTCAGCCGCGAGCGCCACTCGTCGCCCTCCTCGACCTTCAACTCCTGCATGCCGCGATAGGCGCGGTAGCGGCGCTCGACCTTGTCCACGTAGTTCTGGGCGAATAGCTCCGCCGATTCCTGTGCTGCCACGACCATCGACAGCGAGTCCGCGTACTCAAGCGTCGGCTCGTACGGGTCCCTGAGGTCGTCCTTAGCCACCGAGCGCTGACCGCAGCTTGCTCGTCTTCTGCGACTCGGTCGCGAGGATCTTCTGCAGGTCGGCCTGCACCTTGTCGATCATGTGGGAGCGAACGTCGTCCGTCTCCGCTGTCCCCGCCTCGCGCAGGATCTGGATCGCCTCCCGCACCATCGAGAGCGGATCGCCGCTGTCGTCGGCAGGCTGCTCGGTGGCGGATGTCTCCTCGCCAGCCATCGGCCCCTGCGCCATCATGTCGGTCGAAGCTCCGCCTCCGCCTCCGCCACCAAGCGCAGCGGCGAGCGCGGCGGGAACTCCTCCGCCTCCGTCGGGCGGTGGCCCCATGTCGGGCGGCGGTCCTGCGCCCATGCCGGGATCTGGAGGTGCGCCCGGAGGGGGTCCCATCATGGCTGGATCCATCATCTGGCTCACGGTCACTCCTCAGGAAGGGGATACAGCCTGGATGCTACGACGGGGGCAGGACGGCTCACTCCCACTCGTAGGTCGCACGATACTGCTTGCGCCGCTTCTTGACCCGCTTGCGGATGTCGTGGGCGTGGTGCCCGTAGATCCGGTAAAGCTCCAGCGAGAGGCAGAGCGCCATCACGCGGTCGTCGTTGGCTCCGCTCGCGGCCCTCGGCGAGGGCATCACGTCCTGACGGACGAACGTCTTGCATTCGAGGACCAACTCCATCGGCATGAAGGGCAGCGTCTTCTCGCGAATCCACTGCTCGGCCTGGTTGATGATCTGGGGCCTCGTCTTCGTCGTGATCGGGAAGCCGTAGGTGATGTGCTGCTTGAAGTCCGGCCTGTCCTCGATCCGGTGGCGGTAGAGCTTCGGGTAGGGCGGACGGCCTTTCCGCCCATCCCGAAGGCTGAGGACGACAGGCTCGCCGTAGCCGCCGCCCATCTCGGGCGCGATCCGCGCCGTGTTGAACATCCGACCGAGGAAGTGAAGCTGCTCGGCGAAGAGGTCGGGATCGATCCGGCAGTGGATCTCGGCGCATAGCTCGCCGTTGGTGAGATCGATCACGTAGGCGCAGGAGTAGTCGGTGCCGCGCCCGGTCGCGATGTCGGCCCCGATGGCGTAGTCGCGCCCCTGCACGGGCTGGCAGAAGAGCTTGATCCAGCCGTCCTTCTGCCGCACCACCGACGCCTTCTTGCCGTCCGTTTCCACGTGGAAACGGAATCGGTACTCGGGCTTGCGGAGGTTCTCGCCGTACCACGTCAGCGCCTCGATGTCGAACCAGCAGCCTGCCGTGCCGAGGAAGGCGTCGGCGGGAGTGAGCGGGTACTGCTCGGCCCGGTCTGCTTCCGGCAGCGCCTTGGCG